GAATACATCTATTTTCTTGTATTTTATGGTGGATGGTTTTATTGTAACACCTAATTGTTTTGCTTTTTTTTTACTATATGCTGTTATTTCATACATATATATATACATATATATATTTATATTTATATTTATATTTATTTTAGTTTATTTTTTTTCTCTATCGCTGAACATTCAGATCTTTTCAACATAGTAGAACTCGAAAAAACATTGAAAATATTTTTTGTTGTTTATCAAATATCTAAACTTACAGTATTTTTGTTAGAATTGACACGTCGTTTGCTTTTTTTAGGTAATGTTCCATCTTGTAAGTCTTTGAGGTCAGATATACTTATTGTACTAGATTCATTCGCATTTTGCGGTGGTTGTTGGATATTAATTGTTTTTGTTTTAAGTCCGGATATGATGTCAGAAATATCAGAAGGTCCTCTCATTTCATTTCTTTTAAAACTTTTGTCATTATTGACTCTTGAAGATGTCTCTCGCATATTGATTCCATCATCAACAAAACTACTTCTTCCCATAGATTCATTATTACCGGGTCTTGATTTAGGAATATTAACATTTTGTGTTTGCATAGGAGGAGGTAAATTATCATTATTCATAACATTATTCATAAATCCGCTAAAATTAGGATTCGTTTGTCCCATTGAATTTACAGCTGCTGTTTGGAACGATTTCATAAGGTCTGGATTTTGTCTAAAAACATCATCCATACCAGGCATAGCTGATTTAAACATTGTATTAGTCATATGAATCATCATAGCGGAACCGCCTAATTGGAAAAGTAATTTTAGTTCTGGTGACATTGATGCTTTTGATTTATATTTATCATGTAATTCGCCGAAAATGTCATCGTAATCAGTAATATTTTCATTAATTTGTTCGCTCCATCCATCAAGTTTAATATCAAAAGGGTCGAAACGACTATTCAAAAATTCCATACCATTAATCACAGCCATAAGCATATTGCCTTGAAATTTTACTGAATTAGTTTTTGTTTTTTCATCCATAATTGTCTCATATTCGCCTTGCATTTCTATAAGAGAAGATTCCATATCATACTTTTTAGATAAATCAACGCCTTTTTTTTCCAAAGCATCAAGTTTTCTAAGATATTTGAATTTTTCTTTTAACATTTCTTCTTTTGATAGTTTGGGTTCAATAGGTATATTTTTATCAGGATTTAAAGGTATATTATTGAACTTACCATACCCATCCCACGTTTTAGAATCGTTGCTACTTGTATCAGCAGTAGATTTACCAACAGAAGGCTCGTCATTGAATCGTACATATGATTGTTTATCGTCTCCAGAACCAAATAAATCAGATTTACTCTGAAATGAACTTGTAGGAATATCACTAAGATTATTCAATTCATTCTCTAAATTATTCAAATCTTCTAAATCAATATCACTTGTAACTTTAATACTTTCTTTAACTTTATCGTTCATCAAGAATTCTAAACCCCCACCGAAGTTAGATGATTTCTTGGGCTCGTCGTTCCAATTATCATTAATATCAAACTCTGAAATTTCAATCATGTCGTTCATTTATTATTCATTAATTAGAACATATAATTTTAAGTCTTACGAACAAATATATATATATATTTGATTTTTTGATAAATTAGCAATATTGATGAATTACTTTCAAGTAAATTTATACACTTGAATATTTCAAACAACACTCCGACGTTTTAAACCGACGAACATTTTAAACGGCACAGATGTGCCGTATTCAAATCGTTTTGTCAGTCAATACCTTGATATTTAAAAATTTAATTATACTGACAAATGCATCTTAATAACAGGATGAGGATTATATTCAGTAATTGCGAAATCGCTAAATTCAAATGAATCAATATCCGTTTTTTCTTTATTTATTTTTATTTTTGGAAATTTTCTTGTATCACGCAATAATTGTTCTTCAATAGCAGTAATATGGTTAAGATAAATATGAGCATCGCCAATAGTATAAATAAAATCACCAGCTTTAAGACCACATACTTGTGCTACGATATGTGTTAATAATGAATAACTTGCGATATTGAATGGAACACCTAATCCTAAATCTGCAGACCTTTGATACATTTGACACGAAAGTTCGCCTTTTTCATTATCAACGAAGAATTGGCAAAACATATGACACGGGGGTAATGCCATAAGATGTAAATCAGAAGGATTCCATGCAGACATAATAATTCTTCTATTACAAGGGTCTGTTTTAATTAATTTGATACATTCAGCAAGTTGGTCGAAACCTTGTCCGGTATAATCAGTATGCATATCAATATATTTTGCCCCAAAATGTCTCCATTGGAATCCATATACCGGACCAATATCACCAACTTCTCTTTCCGTCAAACCTCTTAAATCGAGAAATTCTCTTGAACCATTAGAATCCCAAATATGAATACCTTTGTCAAATAATTCATTAGAATTAGTCGAACCTTTTATAAACCAAAGCAATTCTTCAGCAACTCCTCGCCAAAATACACGTTTTGTTGTTAATAATGGTAAAATATTATCACTCAGAGAAAATCTCATTTGAACACCAAATTTAGATAAAACACCTGTTCCTGTTCGATCAACACGTTTGATACCATTATTAATAATATCACTACATAAATCTAAATATTGTATTTCCTCAAGGTTGAATTGTTCTCTTTCAATGATAAGCGTATCAACAGAATTTGTATTCATATATTTATTTATCAAAAATATATTTTTAAGTAATAAAACAGATAAACATATATTATGGTTGTCAGGTATCTCTCAAATAAGCCTGGATAACATATATTATGGTTATAAATTTCTATTATTAATAAACCATAAGCCTTGCAAAAATGAATCAGCAAGGTCATCTTTTTTCTTATGGTTATTAAAATATTCTGTCATATTATCTGATTTGAATTCGTCGTTTAATTTTTGATAACAAATAGCTATACCTAATTTTTTCCTATCACTGTATTTAATTTTATTTGTTTTATCACAATCCTTAAGTTTATTAGATGCGGATACAAATTCAATATTTGTAGTATTGTTAGTCATAATAAAGTATTGTGCTATCATTCCTTGAATTGTTTTCATTCGATTTGCTATTGGGCTTATTTGATTTTCAATCACAATATGATCTATTATTTCTGCAAATTGTTTTTCACTTGAAGAATTAGTTTCAATAAATGTTTGTTCAAACTTATATTTAATATTACGTCCAATAGTAATCAAATCAGTCTTTGATGCATTAGTTGCGATAACTGTTTCAAAACATTTTTCTTGAATATAATCATTAATCAAAGAAAGTAATTGTGCCTTTTTAATTGGTATAGTATATATGATTTTATATTTATTAGCAATATCAATTAGTGTGGAAATTTTCTGTTTTTTAATAAATGAAAGTTTTAGTTCATTATTCGGTATTAAAAAAGGTTGCTTTTTTGAATGTTTTATGCAAAAACATTGATGATTTTTCCTAAACTTTACAACTTTATCACATATATTTTTGTCATCAACGAAATTACATTTTAATGTATTTTCTTCAGAAATATTAATAACATCCCATTTTATAATTTTGTATTGATTTTTTACTGTTTGAGATAAATTTGTTAGATTATTATTATTAATTCTCTCAAATAGACAAAAAGCCAAGTTTTTAATTCCCACATCAATACTAAGAATTTTCATTTATAATAATTATTGATTAAATAGTCATTATATTGTTTTTTATAGTAACACTGTTCAGAATAATTGTGATTATCCAATATATCTAGATTGATAAAATAGAAATACATGTCGTTAAAAATTTTTAGGATTTATTGACGGCGAAACCATTCTCGCATTCAATTGTTCTCTGGTTAAGTAAGGATTTTTCAAATCACTATTACGATAACCAAAACCAGGTGTATTCGTATCAAATGTATTGCGGAAAGTGAAAGGAACGTTAGTAGATGGTGTAGTACCAGTTTGTGTATGTGGATCTAATCCTAATTCGTAACATGCTTCTAATGAATTATATTTCATAATATGTAATCCATTCTTTTGCATATATTGTCTGTAATCCCAATTAGATTTTATTCCTTCTTGATTTTGAATCCTTTGATTTATGACGGCTTCAGGTTGCCATGATGCATAATTGCGTCCATCAGCCATTATAGGAGGAAAATTGAAATGTGTATTATTAGAAGCACTGTAGCATTGAGCCCAAGACATTATATGTATATATTCATAATAGATAAAAATAAAGAATAATATTATTCAATCTCGAGTAATTTTAATAATTCATGTTTTTTCAATTTTGATGATTCATCAACAATTTTTTTTTCAACAACAATCATTCTGAGTCTGTTGATTGATAATTTTTTATAATTTGTTTCATCCAATTTCATTTCTTCTAAATTAGAAATATTAATAGATTTCAAGTCATATATGTTTGAATTTTTATCATTATCTGTATTGATTATTTCATCTTCATGATAATTTTGCAAAGGTTCTAAATCTCCGCCAGATGGGTCCAAAATTTGTTCCGATTCTTCCAATTCTTCCAATTCTTCCAATTCTTCCAATTCTTCCAATTCATTGTTTTCAAACTCATCATCACTATAATTATCATTTTTATCTTCTAAATCTCGTACCCCCCCCATATTAAGAACTCTTATATTATTATTTTTCTCTCCAATTTCAATTATATCTAAACATTCAGCTTCATCATCTGCATCATCAGCATCATCATCATCTACATCATCATCATCATCATCATCATCGTCTGCATCGTCATCAGCATCAGGATCATCAGAATCATCATCTGAATCATCACCATCAGCATCATCAGAATCAGAATTGTCATCATCAGAATCAGAATCAAGTTCTATATTAACTACACAATTATCATCATCATCTTCACAATCAGATACATCAATCAATTTATTAATTGGTAAAACATTAGATTCTTTCATAATTTTTAAATCTCTTGTATTTCTTACATTATGTATTTCGTCAGCTAGAGAAGAGACAAGGCTTAACATAGAAGATATTTTGTGATTTTGTTGTCTTATTTTAGATTCAATAAATACAACTAATAAAGATACGATTAATGTAACTATTCCTAAATTAACAAAAAATGAGAGAGTAAATATATTTTTCAAAGAAGACAACATTATACAAAATATAATAAAATTTATTAATTTAACTAACGAATCGTTTTTTATTATCAAAGAACCTTCAACGTCTTTTCATCATCTTTTCAACGTGGTATGAAGTTGAAAAGAATTTCGTCGATGATTCTATGAACAAATTGTTTATTGTTGTCTTCGTTCTAATCTTGATAATGCTTTTTGTATAATTTCTTTTGGGTAATTCATATCACATAAAACACTAATTCCCCCTTTGACCCGAGATATTCCTTTTTGTAATTCATATGTGTATTTAATTTTATTATTATTATCATCTAAAGATTTCATATTAAAATTTAAAATATCTTTATTTTTTTTAAGTATTTTACAAACTTTGGTGAAATGTGTAGTTAATAAACACGAAACATTTTTATTTTTTACTAAATATTCCATAAATGATGTAGCACTACTAACTGCTTCATCAGGGTTAGTTCCAGAGTAAAGTTCGTCAAATACGCAAAAATGATTATGACTTTTGTCGTTATCAATACTATCTATAATTTCTTTACATCGTCTTGCTTCCGCTTGAAATAAACTATCGCGACCAGATGTGTCAGGTATATTTAAATAACAATGTAAATATTTATATGGAGATAGTATAGCAGAATCGTAAAACCCAAATCCGAACTGTTGTGTAAGTATAATGTTAATAATGGTGGATTTAAGAATAGTAGTTTTACCTGAAGCATTAGCCCCAGTAATGATTATATTTTTATTAAATTTAATATTATTTTTAACAGGATTATCATTTTTCAATGGTCCGTAATAATTATTTTTAAAACAATTTTTTTTCTTTTCCGTAGTAAATTGTGCAATATTAATTTTTCTCTCATTTATATTAAATTGTAATCCTTTAATACAATCAATATAACCATTAAATCCGAATGAATATAAGAAAGCTTCTTCGTAAGATTTGTTTTCATAAAATTCGTAAAAACATTTCAATACATTACCAACTTCAAATACTTTTGTGAAAGACAATTTATATTCAGTTATTGAAGAAATTTTAGTTTTGAAGTCATTTAATATTTGTATTTTTTGATATAAAATATTATTAAATTTATGATAAGTAGAAAGTTCGTTTGAATATTTTAGAAAATTATTCATAGATGCTATAGTATGTTCTAAATATTGATTAATTTGAATGAAATGAGTATGTATTTTTTTCATATTACTATTAAATCTAATACATGACAAAATGTTTTGATATATTGAAAAAACATAAAATGCAGCAGATAATAATAAATATACTTTTTGATTCAGTGTACTATTATTGAAATTTGTGAAAAGTTTGCCGATAGCATGATGCGAAATGACAATTTTTAGAACATCTATATACTCAACCATTGTTAAATTTAATCCTTTCAATCTAATTATAAAAAAAGGAATAATTAGAATTATGATTGGTAAAAATAGAGAAAATATTGGAGAAGCCATGTTGTAAATACTTGAAATTTGTAAGAATTGTTCGGATTTATTAAGAAATTCCCACTGTTTCCAATCAACATAAAAATATTTATCTTTAAATCCATTATCTTTTTTCACTTCATTCCAAATATCAACTATATTATTTAATTTGTATTCTTCAGTTAATGGGGAATATGTAGTAAGTATATTTTGTGTCTCTTTTAAAAATTGTTTGTCAGTAGTATAATATTCCGAAAATTGTTCTGTAATTTTATCTCTAAAAGGCGAAAATGTTTCTTTTATTTCATTTGATGAATCAAATAAAAAACTATAAATAGGATTACATGAAATATCAATACTTTTAATAAGTTCTAAATCATTTACAATATTTGAATTTATCACAACTTTTTCGTCATTATAATAAATTGGCAATTTGAACTGGTCGTTAAATTCTATATCGGTCATTTTATTATATTTTGAAATATAATAAAATTTTTTTACGAAGCCGTATATAAAGTTTCTATTTTTTTTTTATAAAAGAATATTTCAATGTACCGAGAGAGAAAACAATCCTCTTCGTAAGAGGGGTTAAAACTTATTAATAAAACCCAGATCTGAAGGCATTTCCATTATTTGTGTAGAATAATGTTGTTCAATCTCCTTAAGATTTGCCGTATCTCTTCTTGTAATAAAATTTATGCCTACACCTTTTCTTCCCCATCTTCCACTTCTTCCAATTCTATGTAGATAGTTGTGAACACACTTTGGTATATCAAAATTGATAACTGTACTAACTTGTTGAATATCGATACCTCTTGATGTGACATTTGACGAAATTAGAACCCTACATTTACCGTTTTTGAAATCATTAAATGCATTTTCACGATCAGTCTTTTCCATATTACTATGAATACAACAAACCGGAAAATCGTCTTCCTTCATAGCATCGTATAAATCAGCAACTCTTTTAACACTATTACAATAAATAATTGATTGAGACATTGATATAAAAGAAAATATATGTTTGAGTGTTGCGTATTTTTGTCTATCATCCTCGACAGCTACATAATATTGAGAAATACCTTCGAGTGTTAGCATTTCGGTTTTGATACTAACTTTAATCGGGTCACGCATAATTTTATCTGTAATGGTAAAAATATTTTCTGGTAATGTAGCACTAAATAAAGCTACTTGTATATCATTGCTAAAATATTGAAAAATATTATAAACTTGTTCTTTAAATCCAGAAGACAATAATTCATCCGCTTCGTCAAGAATAACAAGTTTAATTTTATCTGTTTTAATTTTTTCACGTCTAATCATATCAAATATACGACCAGGACAACCGCAGATAATATGAGGTTTTTTATCAGACGACCCAAATCCTTCATAAATAGAACTCCCGCCATATAAAGTTTTTATTATTAATCCATTCATCATACATCCTATTGTTGAAACAACAGTTGCCGTTTGTATTGTCAGTTCTTTTGTTGGTGAAATAATCATTACTTGGGTGCTATTGTCATTCAAATCAATTTTGTTTAATGCTGAAATTGCAAATGCACCAGTTTTACCAGTACCCGATTGTGCTTGAGCAATTATATCTTTTCCATTAATAATCGGTTTGATTGATTTTTTCTGTATGGGACTTGGGTTTTCAAAACCATAAGCATATATACCTCTTAAAATATCTTTGTTAATATCAAGTTCGTCCCAAGTCGTAAATTCATTAGACATGTCATCCTTATCTTTTTTATCATTATCTTTTTCATCTTTATCTTTTTCATCTTTATCTTTTTCATCTTTATCTTTTTCATCTTTTTCATCTTTTTCATTCTTGTTTACAAATTCTTTATCAATAGTTGTCATTATTGTATATATAACTACAATAAATGTATTTAAGTTTATTTTAATTTATATTAAAAAAAAATTGATATAAACATTATGTGTTTATATATAATAACAATAATAAAAATGTCGACCAATATGATATATACTCTTCAAGATATTAATAATATTATTTTTAAAGGATTCGATATTGTGTTACCTGAAGAAACAATAAAATTCATATCAAACTTATCATTACAAGTTGGTTCTCCTACTTATATAAAAACACCTGTATTTCAAAAGAGAGAAAAAAATATAGAAATTCCAAAAAAAAAGTCAGGTAAAAATAATAATCATGAAATTGCTGAAGATTGGGATACTATACGGTCATTTCAATCAACAAAAATTGATCAAAAAATAGGTTTTGATGCTCAAATGGACACTATACGTTCTTATTTAAATAAATTATCAGATAAAAATTATGTTCTTAATAGAAATAAAATTGTTGATGAAATTAATAATATTGATTCTGATAATATGATAAAAGTTAGTTTATGTATATTTGAAATAGCATCTACAAATAGATTTTATTCCAAAATTTATGCTGATCTTTATTCCGATTTAATTTCCAATTATGAACCTATGCGAAAAATTTTTGAAGAAAGTTTTGATAAATTTATGGATTTATTTGATGTTATTGAATATGTACACCCTAATGATGATTATGATGGTTTTTGTAAAAATAATAAGGATAATGAGAGAAGGAAATCACTGAGTTCCTTTTTCGTTAATCTTATGATTAATAATATTATTACAAAAAAACAAATTATTAAAATTATTACAAATTTATTGACACAAATTACGTGTTATATCACACAAGAAAATAAAAAAAATCAAGTTGATGAATTAACTGAAAACTTATTTATATTATATAGTAGAGATTTATTTGAATCTATTGATGATATTTGCTTGATTAATGGTACGCCTATTTTGGAGGTGATAAAAACTTTCTCAAACAGTACTTCAAAATCATATCCAAGTTTATCAAATAAATCTATTTTTAAGTTTATGGATATCGGTGAAAAGTAATAAAAAATATCATTATAAAATATAGAATGGTATTATCAAAAATTAATACAACTATTAGTTATCCAGAGTTAAAAATTGTTGATAATAATGATTTACAAAAAGAATCAAATTTATATCAAGTTGAAATAAAAGGTGTTGATGTTATAATTGCAGTTGGTAATTCTAAAAATACTTTTGAGTCTACAAATATTCTTTATTTTCCTGTATATTTAGTTAAACATAACAATAAAGTTATTCAAATTGGTGTTTATGAATTAGAAGCAAGTAATTATATAAGCTTTTTAGATGATATGAATAATTTAGATGTTGAAAAACTTAATCAACCTCTTGTATATAATTTTGTGAATAAAGAAATGTTGTCTAAACTTGGAAAGAAAATTGATGAACCTTTAAGCGATAGTAAAAAAGATATTAATAGTTTTGAAGAAGTGGATTTGAATGATGAAGAGGATTTGAACGAACAAGAAGAAATATCTGATAAACGAAAAGATATATTTATTTTGACAAAAGGTATTCCTATAAGACCATTATTGAAAGAAGAGACCTCAAATGTAGCTAAAAATATTAAAGATAAATATCATATCGATAAAAATGATATATGGATAACCAAGTTTATGAAAAACAACAACTATTCCATTGTTGATAATGAAGGAGGTGGTGATTGTTTATTTGCAACAATTAGAGATTCATTTTCAAGTATAGCACAACAAACTTCTATTCAAAAAATACGAAAAAAATTAGCAAATGAAGCAGATGAATCTTTATTAACAAATTATAAAGAACAATTTGATATGTATAATACTGTAATAGTCAATGATACAAATAATATAAAAAAATTGGAATTAGAATATATTAGCTTGAGAGAAAGATTTACAAATGTTTTAGACCGTAATGAGAAAAAAATTTTGTCTGAAGAAGCTAAAGTTGTTAAAGAAGCACACGATAGATTGGTCTACGAGAAAAAAGTTAGTGCTAAAATATTAAGTGAATTTAAATTTATGAAAGGTATTGATACGCTTGAGAAATTCAAAAAAGTTATACAGAGTTGCAGTTTTTGGGCAGAAACATGGGCTATTTCTACATTAGAGAGAATATTGAATATTAAATTTATAACTTTGTCAAGCGAGTCTTATAAAATTAGCGATTTGAATAATATTTTACAATGCGGCCAATTAAATGACACAATTTTGCAAAATCAAGGTTTTTTTAATCCAGATTATTATATAATTATTGATTACACAGGCAATCATTACAAGTTAATTGGATACAAAAATAAATTAATTTTTAAATTTAAAGAATTACCATATGATATTAAAAAAATGGTTGTTGAAAAATGTATGGAAAAGAATGCTGGTGTTTTTTCAATTATTCCTGAATTTGATGAATTCAAATTAAATATAAATAAAATTAAATCGGTTGTTGAAGATATTCATGAAGATTTTTTGGAATCAAGGTTGAAGAATTTGTATCGTGACGACATTGTTTTTTCTTTTTATAATAGATCCAATGATAAAAAATTATCTGGTAAAGGTAGTGGAGAGAAAATTCCAAATGAATTGTTGAAAGAATTCTCAACATTAAATACTATACCTGAATGGAGAAAAAAATTAGATGACTTATGGCTACAACCTTTTACATTAGATAATCGTAATTGGAATAGTGTGGAGAATTATTATCAAGCATCAAAATTTAAACAAACAAATCCGGGTTTTTATCAAAGTTTTTCAATTGAATCAGGAAGTGACATATCAAAAATTCCTTTGATGGCTAAAGGTGCAGGAGGACGAAATGGAAAATATCAAGCCAATTTGGTAAGATCTAAAGATATTGAAGTAGACACGGATTTTTTCAATGGAAGAGATAAAAAAGAACTTTATAATGCTCAATATGCAAAGTTCACTCAAAATAAAGATTTAAAAAATTTATTAATACAAACTAAAGACGCAAAACTTGTAGAATTAAAAAAGGGGAGAGAACCTGTTATTGCGGAAAATTTAATGCTAATTAGAAATAAATTAATAAGAGCAAATAGTAATTTGTAAACCCCGTAGAAACTTTAGATAATATATCACAATATTTATTATTCCTTTTACAGTCAATCTAATCAACAATTTGTTCCAATAAAATCCATTTTTGCTGTAACATTATTTGGGCAGCAACCAAATCGTGTTCCTGAACAACCACCTAAAAACGGGTTTGTATCAGGACGAATTGGAAAATTTTTACAATTTGTTCCAATAAAATCCATTTTTGTTGTAACATTATTTGGGCAGCAACCAAATCGTGTTCCTGAACAACCACCTAAAAACGGGTTTGTATCAGGACGAATTGGAAAATTTTTACAATTTGTTCCAATAAAATCCATTTTTTCAGTAATTCCGTCAAAACAACAACCATTCTTATATGACATACAATTACTAATAGTTGGCGGGTAAATAATTACATTTTTAATAATAATCAATAACAATAAAACACATGCTAAAATAATTATAATTTGAGTTTGTTCCATTATTATATATATATAAATGTATTTAAAATTATATTTTCATATATTACAATGAAATTTACAGAAAAAAGTAAATTATTAATGAATTTTTTCAAACGAAAAAAATATATCAATAATGAAAACAACACTAAACGAACAAATAACATATTAACAGAACTTTATAACGAAATTTTTGATTCTTATGAATATTTACAATCCATAAAAAAAAATAAAGGTGATAAATTTTATAATTCAAATATAAGAAAAATCAATAATGTCTCTCAAATATCAAAACCATCTACTTTTAATTACAAACATTTTCCTCAATCAATAATAAATCATATAGATGAAACATCGATGAATGAAATTATATATAAATTTGATATATTTGAGAGAAATATAAAAATTATTTTTGTTATAGAAGACATTACGGTTGAAAATAATATTATTAGTTTATATAATGATTATGTAGATAAAATAATACAATGGTTTTATATTTTGAATGAATACGATACTAAACAATGTTCTAAAAGTATTGTAATATATTTATACATGACATCACTTGAAAAAAAAATACCTAATTTAAAAATTAATGTTCTTGATGAAACAAATATAAACACAGCATTTACAACAACTTGTATCGTAGATTCTGAAATTGTAATTTATAGAAAAGAAGAATGGTTCAAAGTTTTAATACACGAATCGTTTCATAATTTCAATATGGATTTTTCAAGTATGAACACCGATTTATGTAATAAATGTATATTATCAATATTTCCTGTAGATTCAAATGTAAACCTATATGAATCATATGCTGAATTTTGGGCGGAAATAGTAAATGCATTGTTTTGTAGTTTTATTAGTTTAAAAAATAAAACAGATTTAGATAGATTTTTAGAAAATAGTAATTATTTTATTAATTATGAGAGAAAATATAGTTTTTTTCAATTGTCCAAAGCATTAAATTATATGGGTTTGAAATATATTGATTTATATGATGATACTGAATATAGTGAAAGTCTTAGGAATACAATGTATAAAGAAAAAACAAACGTGTTATCATATTTCGTAATAAAAACAATTCTGATGAATAATTTTCAATCATTTTTATATTGGTGTAAAACGAATAATTTGTCTCTCATGCAATTTAAAAAAACAAATGATAATCAAATTGAATTCTGTAATTTTATACATAAAAAATATAAATCCAAGTCCATGATAAAAAATATTGATTCAACAGATTATTTATTGAAAAAAATAAATAAAACATATATTCAACAAGCCGAATCAAACCAAAATATCGATTTTATTTTAACAAATATGAGAATGAGTTTATGTGAATTAGGGTAAAATCTTCGTCGGTTTAAATTTTTATTCTTCTTGTAATTTTATAATAATTTCTTTTTTTCTTTTTTCTTTTTTTCATTTTTTTTGTTTTTGTCTTTTTAATATATTTTCCACCTAAAATATTACAATTCTTACCAGTTTTATCACAGTAATTCAAAAGTTTTAATAAATCATTAACATTATTATTAATATAATAATATATTATAGAATCTATTTGATTACAGGTATAATCACCTCCAATTCTCCTACAATAATCAGGTTCAACTATGTTTGTAATATATTTAATTAAACGAGGCGTACAATCAATTCGTTGCTTTGTAAATACTCTCTCAACAAATGATGTGCAATTTAAATTATCATTACTATTTGATGTTGAACACAACGAATAATTAGTTTTTAATTGTAATATCAAACACGAAAATTTACCGTTTCTTATTCCTATATTATTAGTTGTTATATTTCCGATTAAAATGTTTACTGACAAAGTATTATTCAAAATATCTTGAATCTTTTTAATATGTGTAGTTGTAAATATACCTATATCTATAATTTTATAATTATCTTTTGTAATATCAAAAATAGAATCTGGAGTATAAATTGACCCTTCATTGATACCGATTATCTTTAATGGTAATGATAACGATGTACCCTGTTTTTCTCTAATATAACCAAAACCAATTGAATATTTGTCACCTCCATTTAAAACAATTATTGATATATGAACAATTGAATGATTAACATAACGACCAACAACAAAATACAAAGGCATGTCCCCTGTATTTTGTATTTTCCTGCCACCGCCGTTTTCGTAATTACCTACATCTGTTAGTAATTTTGTATTAAATAACGGTATGATATTATCCATTAAAGGTAAAAGAACTTTTTGAATACTATTGATATTATTATTAATAATAGCAGGTAATATTTGTGGTATATTTTGTATTTCGCCATTTGGTTCGGGATAATTTATGTCACTAATGAAATCCTTATTTTGTTCTTCAGTTTGCGTTTTATAATATTTAGGTATAAGTTGATTTGTATTTACATCTATCATTGGTCTAAAATTATGTGACGGAGACATTAAAACATTATTAATCCATGAAAATGAATTTTCAGTTCCATTATCACATGGATTACCCATTTTGTTATAATTATTTTTATCTTCTAATACTTTCAAATATATTTCACGTAATTCATTTCCATTACTTTCTTCTACTGATTTAAAATACTTATTATATAATTCAGGCTTTACTAACTTCGCCAAAAAATCCATATCTTTATCAGTAAGATTGTATCTTCTTTTTATTATATTATAATTATATTCTCTGGGATTAATCGTTGTTATATTTTCTTCATTAAATATGGATAATAAACGTGTTACATATTTTAAATCATCATTTTGTGACATTTTATATAATATATACTTAAAATAAATAAAATTGAATTGAATAATGGAATATATCATAAATTAAAAATAAAAAAGACAATTATAAATGGGAATACGATATCTAAATAAATTTTTGAGAGATCAATGCGGCCGATCAATAAAAGTTACGAATATATCTGAATTGTCAGGCAAGAAAATTGCAGTAGACATAAGCATTTATATTTATAAATATGCTACAGAAGGCAATTTAATTGAAAACATATATTTGATGTTATCAATATTTAGATACTATAATATCATACCAATATTTATATTTGATGGAAAACCGCCTAAAGAAAAAAACGAACTAATAAAAAAAAGGAAAGATGATAAACAAAAATTTGAGAATGAATATAATAATCTAAAAACAGATTTAGAGTGTAATAATTATAAAAACAATGACAAACAAGAAGTAATAAAAAATATGATTGAATTGAAAAAAAAGTTTGTATATATTAACAAAGAACAAATAAATCAAGTTAAGAATTTGATTAAAGTATATGGGGCAACATATTATGATGCACCCGGAGAAGCGGATGTATTATGTGCATCATTAGTAATTAAAAATAAAGTGTGGGGTTGTCTTAGTGATGATATGGATATGTTTGTATATGGTTGTAACAATATAATTCGTTATTTAAGTTTGTTGAAAAACACTATAGTAATATACAATATGAAAGGTATTTTAGATAATCTTGGTATTACACAGAAAGAATTAAGACAAATTTGTGTATTATCTGGAACAGATTATAATTTAAATGATTATTTAATTGACCACCCAACGTTGGAGAAAACATTGAAATTATTCAAAAAATTTCATAGACAGGATATATTTGATGATTTCTACGATTGGTTGTATCATAATACAAATTACATTAAAAATATAGATAAATTACAAAATATTTGCAATTTGTTTGATATAAATAATAGTCCAAATGATTTACAAATTTGTGATATTGTTGATATAAAAAAAGGTTTTATTGATTATGATGGTGCAAAAAGAATTTTAATAAATGAAGGATTTATATTTCCGCCGTCTTGAAAGTATTTGAATAATGATATGATAAATTTAAATAATAATAAATATTTTTATTATTATTTTATTTTTTTATTTTTATATTTTTATTATTATTTTATTTTTATATTTTTATTTTATTATTATTATTTTTATTTTTTATGCGGTAACTGCGGCGACAACAGCGGCAACAGCGGCAACAGCGGCAACATCCTTTGAAGCTTTTGCAAAATGAGGACTCATATATCGTTGAAGATTGAAATATGTAAGGTCATCAGTTAATGCAAGTTTTAAAAGTGCTGCGAGTTTAGTATCAGGATTGATCTTGCGTCCATTATCCTTATCTTGAAGATTATTAGAACGAATATACTTATTAATTTCACGAGTTACTTCAGTTCTTGCCATTTCAGCACCCATTGGCTTTTCGAGAAATGATGCAAGTTCATCAGAAATTCTTGTAGGCTTGACAAACCCGGACGGGGCACGATTTCCAGCCTTACGCTTTCGCTTTGATGATTGCTTATTAGCAGACTTTAATTCCCTCGTCCACTTCTTCTCAATTGTGCGATACTCTGCCTTTAAAGAAGAAAGCAATACACCTAGTTGTTGGAGCTTAGAGAAGAATTCAGTAGATTGTACCATAAGATCAGACTCAGTAGCAACTACAGATTCAGTAGCAACTACAGATTCAGTAGCAACTACAGATTCAGTAGCAACTACAGATGAAGATTCAAGAACTACAGAGGTTGCAGCCTTAACCTTAACCTTCTTTACAGAAGGTGTAACATCACTTGAAGATAAACTTTCAACAGGTAATAAAGAACTCGAAGTCTTCTTTACAGAAGTAGTAACTGGTGCAACAGAAACTAATGGTTCAACAGAAGAAGAAGTGGTGGTAGTAGTAGTGGAAGTGGAAGATTTAGATTTTGCCATATTATAATATATATAGATAACTACCTTTTAAGTTATTTTGCAATAATATTATATATTGTTATGATAGCATGGTTTTACTATATTACTAATAATATATTCTAAAAGTAAATCATTGATTGAAATAACCAAGGAATTGCAAATGCGGCATTTTCATTAACAAGTGTAAGAGAACCGAGAACGTAATAACTACCTAATATTTTACTATCATTATCGATACCATTATTAACAAATTTTTCCAAAATAGTCAGTACATATTTTTTTATATTATTTATATCATTATTTCCGTTAATATAAGAAAAATTAAAATTAGCAAAGGGATCACCATAAGGTGGACATATTTTGCGTTTCAATTCATCCGTTAATTGAGCTCTATACGTCCAAATATCATTAAGTTCGCTCATCAATTTTAAAAGATTATTAATATTCAAAGAGTTAAACCAATCTGGATCACTATAATTACCCAATGCATCGATGTTTTGGAATAAAGATAATGTCCTATGTTTTAAGGTTTGTTCTGGCGACATTTCAATTACTTCATCTTCAATTTCATAATCGATATCCATTTTTAATATTTTACTTATACGAATAATTTTTTTTAAATTAAATAAAACATTATCCGGTATTTTATTACGGTTATAAGGATTATTTATTTTATCATTATTATTGATTCTATTTGTAAATAATGTATAGAGAGAAACTATATCAAATCCATAAATAAATTTATCTTCATCTCTATAACTGAAAAAATTGTTAAATTTAATTTTTGTTAATTCATCAAGTGTTACAAAATCTGTATCATTTACACATAATTTAATATTTTTGAAAGCAGGACCATGACAATTATTATATATTCTCTGTAATTTTCCTCTAAAAACTTTTTGAATTTTTAATGCATTATATGATAAATACAAATATGTGTAAATTCTTGACCTTAATTCTTTTATTGTTCCACCTACCTTCTGTTTATAAAATTTTGCTATAAACTTCAAGTGTTTTAAAGTATATTTATGTTTTATTATATTATCATAATTATTTATACATGGAATAAATTCTTCAAGACCATCTAATTCGTCTCTATCAACATTTTTAAAATTATTTTTATTAATATCAAACTTGTCACAATTATTTGTTATTGATTTCATATATTCATCCATATATGTTTTTTTATCATTCTTTTTTTTATTTTTATTAATTGTAATATTCATTTGTTATATATATATATATATAATAAATCTTTTAATTATTATTTTATATATATAATAACTCTTTTCAACCTCTTTTCAACGCCTTACTGTGTTGAAAAGATGTTGAAAAGACGTTGAAGAAACTTCAGCATACTAAGAATAAAGTTGAAGGTTCTTCAACGTCTTTTCAACGTCTTACCTTGTTGAAAAGGTGTTGAAAATAATTTTGATAAATAAAAAAATAGAAATAAAAAAATAAATAAAAAATAGAAATAAAAATAGAAATAAAAATAAAATGTAATGATATATGATGTTATAAATATTTCGAAACCCCAAAATTCATTTTTTTATGTCTAAAAAAAAATTGATTTAAAGACAACTCATTATTATATATCATACACACAATCACAATGACTGATAGAATCATAGACGGCACAAATATCGACACCAGTGTATTTTCATACTCTGCACCTAAAGCACATGCTTCTGGTGGAAAAGTTGTAAATCTCTATAATAAAAATTTTAAGGATTCTCTTACTATTTCAACTCCTCTAATTATGACATGGGGGGCACAAGAAGGTAAGGATCAACAAGGTAATACTACTGGAAAATACACAATGAGCTTACAATTTCCGAATTCTGATTATCCTAATGCTGAATGTGATGAGTTCCTTACACAGATGAGAAAACTTGAAGCTAAAGTAAAAGAGGATGCTATGACATATTCAAAAGAATGGTTCGGTAAAACAATCACAAGTTCTGAAGTTATGGATGAAAAATTTAATATTATGTTAAGACATCCTAAAATTAAAGGAACACAAGAGCTTGACCTTTCAAAACCTCCTACTCTTATGGTTAAAATTCCATGTTGGAGTGGAACATGGAAATCAGAGATTTATGATGAAGAAGGTGAACCATTATATATCAACGGAAAGGTAAATAATCATTTGTCTCCTCTGGATTATCTCAAATCCAAGACACATGTAATTAACTTGATCCAATGTGGTGGGTTATGGTTTGTTAATGGTAAAGTATCAATTACGTGGAATTTAAAACAAGCAATTGTCCAGAAACCAAAACAGGAGATGGAAGGAAGGTGTTTTATAGTACCAAAAACAAAGGATAAAGAAAGAATGAAGGCACTTGTGCCTCAAGAAGATGAAGAATTAGGCGAATGTGTAGTTGAAGATAGTGATAGCGATAGTGAAGAAGACGATGAGCCTGTAGTTGTTCCAGTAGATGTTCCTGTAGTTGTTCCAGTAGATGTTCCTGTAGTTGTTCCTGTAGTTGAAACAGTGGTTGCTCCTGTAAGCGATACTGTAGTAGTAAAGAAGAAAGTTCTTCTCAAAAAGAAAGCTTAATAAAAATCAAATAAAAATCAAAATAAAAATAAAAATCAAATAAAAATCAAAATCAAAATCAAAATCAAATCGAATTCAAATCAAAATAAAATAAAATAAAATAAAAAATAAAAATCAAATAAAAAATCAAATAAAAAATCAAAATCAAATGATTTTTTTCATAATAATGTATAATATTATTACGAAATTCATATTGTAATAATATTTTTTTTTATGTGAATTATTATTTAAGTGTAATTTTGAAAATAATATCAGCTTTCTCGGATATATCATATACATCATTTTTAAATTTAGATAATCCATTATTTTTTATTCTATAAAGTTGTTCTCTCTTTAATCTTAATTCGCAAATAGGTATTTTGAATATTTGTTCACCTATAGATACATCAATATCACAATTATCTCGTATAAGAATATGTAAATCAGTAATTAAAATTTGTGTGTCTATAAAAATATTATTATCATCATCAATTGTTATATTTTCTGGCAATTCAGGTTCGCATATTACAATTATTTCACAACCAGCAACATCAAAATATGATTCATTATGCCACAAAGGAACTAAACAAATTTCTTCTTTTATAGGTAATTTATAAATTTTGTTATTCAATAAATCATTAATACATGGATTTAAATTATAAATAAATACATTTTCATATTTAAATATTAAAATATTTTTAAATTCTTCTAAAATATCATTACTTAAATGAAGAATTTGTTTATGTGTTGAGAGAAATAAATATAGTACTAATATTGAATCTTTATCTAAATCTTCAAATAAATTTATCGAAACTTGCTTATAACCAGAAACAATATCCTTGATAATTTTTGAAATTATGTCAGTATAATTTCCATCTAATATGCTATTTATAAATATCTGTAATATATCCGTATAAACGTGTGTTTCTTCTTCATGGTGAATATGGTTATTGTCAGATTCTTCCAATATTTCTCTCTTAATACATGTATAAGCTTCGTTAATTTGTTTAAACGTTTTATTAGATTCAGTTGTATTGCAATTTTTATCTGGGTGATGTTTTAATGCAAGTTTATGATATTTTTTTTTTAAATCTTTTAATGAAATTGTGATATTAGTTTCTTTAATCGAATTACAAAAAATAATATCAAATATTTCACAAGCTATTATATAATCCATAATATAATCTAAAAATAATAACTTTAAGTATTAAAATTTACGAATATTATGGAACTTACTGTTCACTAATGTATTAAAATTTATGTATAATTTTAACAATAAAAAATAGATAACTTTCTAAATGATAAATTGGTCGGTAGTTATTATTATAATATTGAAAAAAAACATATGTTTTTATCATTATTTCAGACAAATCTTCGATATTAATTTTATTTTGTTGTGAAAGTACATTAATAATATACCAAATACAATCAGTAATATCTAAATTGTAAATAAAAATATCATATAAAATATCACGAAACTTCAAAAATTTCATATCATCGATGTTAATTAAATTTTCAATTATTTTATTACAAATAATTTTATAATTCAACATAAGTTCATTATTAGATGTATGAAGGTTTTTAATATTAGTTATATTTTCCAGAATCGTTTGATTAGACAATTTATTTTGTAAACATTTGTTATATACAGCTCTTGATGGTCTACTTAAATTGATAACTTGACAACAGTTTAATATATTATCTGGAATAAAACTCAATTCTTCAGTAATAATGATGAATTTAATATTACATGAAATAAGTCCATTTAATTGCATATAACTATAAAAATTATCCAATAATTCACTGTGAATTTCATTAAAATATTTACAAACGATAATTCCTGTCTTGTCAACTTTTGTATTTACAATATCTACAATTTGTTGATATATGTCATGCCATAAAAGTTTAGAATTACAACCCAAGAGAGACATATCTATTTCATAATGTATATCACTAATCTTAAAATAATACTGTTGTTTATTGAATGTCATACTAATTTTTTTTTCATATTTCAAATCAGTATTACTATATTTTTTGATACAACTTAACATTTGTGTGTATTTTCCGACACCACATGGTCCATATAAAATAATATTTTTGAAATCATATAATGAATTAGGGAAATTATTTTCGTATATTTTTTCCAGTTTAGGGTGTAAACTCTGCTTTTGATTAGCACTTATATATTCATCAAAATGACTTTCATAAAATTTCATATTGTTATATAACAACCAAATAATTCTTTATTTATTTATACGAATATAAACTTTAACTTTTCAAGAAAACGAATGATAAAGCAAATAAGTTGTAAAAAAGATTTAAAAACGTTATTGCAATAATAATAATTAAGAAAATGAATATTATAAAAAGATTTGACCAATATGATTCAAATTGTATATATTTTTGCGAACCTATAAAAAATAATATTATGAATGAAAGTACTTTTATTCGTTTATTATATTCAACAGAAAAATTTGTCTTGAATGGAATATATTTACTAATACAACTTACATTTATTGATACAGAAAAGTATTACAATAAACATAAATGTATTTTTGATGTTGCTCGTCATATCGAAACAACCGAAAATATTAAAAGAATTGAAAATGAAATTTTATATAAAATTGGAATAAAAAATAAAACACCACAATATAAAATAACAGAACAATTTAAAAATGGTAATATAAAAATATTTAGTTATAATATTCCGAAAAATAATACATCATTTATACTCAAAATTTCAGGAATATGGGAAACCAATACCAGTTACGGTTTGACTTATAAATTCACAAAGATTGATTGACCGTGTGTCTATTATCTTTAACCATCTGTTGTATATATCTGTAATATAGTGAATAATATGATACTACATAATGAAGTTATGACACCTATCAAATAAATTAAACTTGATGTAACTTTAGAGATAGACCCATTTTTTTGAAAAGATTCGGTTTTTATATTTGAATAAATAATATATGTTTGTAATAGCAATAATACAGTAGATATATTAGTAAATTTGTTGTAACTGTCAGATACATGACCATCAGTAATTTTATCTTTATTTTTGATATTAAGAACTAACAATATAATTATTAGAAAAAGTGTCAACATAATCGGTCCTAATTGAAATATAATATTGATTATATTTTGTAAATTGAAAGAACTTGAAGTGGTTTTGAAATATACATTTAACATAAATATCATAATAAGAAAAATACTTAATGCTAATGTTGTGTAACCAGCTATTGTAGCACCTATTTTCATATTTCCGCTTGATAAAGTTAATGATAGTATAAACAAAATAACACTTGTAAATATAAAACCTTTATAAACATTCGCATACCAAACTTCCATATATATATATAACACTGCGAAGATATATTACATTGTTTATAAAGTTTTTAACATTTTTTTTGCTAATATAATAATTTAATAAATATTATATTAGATATATTATCTATATTATATATCATGGACAATAATCCTTTTATAAATGATACTTCTGGTAAGTCGTTTAATACGTCCACTAATCACCCGATTATACCAAACTCTCAAGAGTATTTATATTTTAAAAAATATGTTTCAATTCATTCAGATGATAGAGATTATACAAAGTATCCACAATCCAGCAAGTTCGAAATAGAACTCCCGGAAGATTATACAAATGTAGTGAGTGTTAAACTAAGTGATTGGAAGTTTCCATTTAATTATAGCAATTTCTCGTATTTAAATTCTAATGTAACTATGATGTTCAAAGTTAATTTACCTTATAATCCTGGAGAACATAGTTTTAGCGACACTTTACAGAATGCTATTTTTGTTGCATTATATAACAATATACAAAACGATTATGTTATTGTAATTGAAGATGGTTATTATAATTCATCTCAAATGGCAAAAGAACTGACTAACAAATTCAATAATGCTGTTTCTAATTATATTATTAATTATTTTGATGAAAACGGATATTCCAGTTTGATACCCGAGTTTGAAGCATCTGGGTTATATAGCCAATTTGTTATTGTTTATAATGAAGTAGGTCAACATTTATGGTTTGGTAATCGTAGTTCTGGATTTGTAATCACTAACGAATCCTTAGCTTTAAATAATTTATTAGTAGAACAAAATAATATTAATTGTATTCGTCGTAGTAAGTTACCCGAATTTTCAAATTGGGGATTACCTGCATATTTGGGTTTTACAAGATGTAATCATAGATCATTTACAGGAGAAGTTACTCAACCTATTTCTGGGGTTGTTTTTAACGGAAGACCGCGCTTTTTTTACGGAGATGTTGAAACAGGTGATGATGGTTATTGGTTAAATCCGGATCCATCTTTACCAGGTTCGCAAGTTTATTGGCTTCAAGCGATTTTCAAACTTAATTTACTTGGAGAAGAGAGTTTTTATATGGAAATTGAAGGATTAAATATTATTGATGAAACATCACCATATAATTTGAGTACTTATACTTTAGAACATAATCAAACAAATAGTAGAGTAAATTCTGCATTTGCTAAAATAGCTATACCTACTTCAACATTATCAAGTTTCATCGATAAAGACTCTAAAGCTTATAAATATTGGAATCCTCCTGCAGAGAGAATAAGAAAGTTAAAAATAAAATTGCGGTATCATGATGGTCAGGCTGTGAATTTTGGTCCATTTGGTTATACATTTACATTGGAATTTACAGTTTATACACCTCAACAATTAAAAAAATATAGAATTTTTGATCCAAATTCAGGTACTTATACTTAATAAATATCATATGAATTTTTAATCCAATCTTTTATAATATCTATATCACATAACTTATAATCATGCTCAAAATTGTTCATATTATAAAAAACGGGTTTATTCATTTTATCTGTTTTAAAGAAAATATAATCGCCTTTAATACTACTTCTTATGGTAATATTTTTGGATATTTTCCTAATAATATTACTACCTTCTTCGTCTAATATTTGTATTACATCTTCGAATTTAATATTTTCAATTGGTCTATTTCCTAATTTTTTCAATGTTTTGGTATTCTTACCCCATGTTGCATATAACCCATATTTACCTTTCTGCACAATTACATCATGCCCTTCATATTGACCTAAAGAATTGGATTTTTTACATACTTTTGTAACATTTTCTCTCAAATAAGTTAATGACTTGTTTATTTGATCGTTACATTCTTTACATAATTCATTAACCTTAATACCTTTAGCTATATCATCCAACTTATCCTCCATATTTTTTGTATAATCATAATTCAATAAATCTATAAAATATTTGTCTAAAAATTCAATTACTTTTACACCTAATGGTTGTATTATTAATTTACCTTTCTGGTTTCCAAATTGTCTATTTATTACTATTTCTTTTATTTGATTTGTTTCTAATTCATAATCATTACAAATGATTTCTTGTCCCTTAATATCCTCTTTTTTAACATATCCTCTCTCTTGGATCTTATCTACAAGCATTGCAAATGTAGATGGTCTGCCTATTCCTTTTTCTTCTAAAATTTGCACCAATTTAGCTTCTGTGTAATGTAATTTAATATTTTGTATTGTCATTTGGGCAATAATTTTTTTATAAATCAATATAGTATTTTCTTTGATTTTTTGCAAAAAATGATAATTTTTATCACCAACATTCGAAGAAGGTGTATTTGCAACTATTTTCCAACCTGCAAAATCAATTAATTCGCTTGTATAACTGAATTTTGTATTATTATTACCAGTAATATTAGCAGTTAATGAAAAGTATGATGCTGGAGACATACAACTTTCTAATGTATTTCTCCAAATTAATTTATACAATTTCTTCTCTCTTAAACTTATTGTATCTGGTAGTTCATTGAGAGAAATATTAGTAGGTCTTATAGCTTCGTGTGCATGGAACGTTTGACTAGTATCGTCTTCTATAGAGAAAGAAGTGTTAAGTGAATCAATATTTTCTAATATATATTTTTCACCATCCAAATATTTATTAATAATGTATTTTTTGGTTTCATTTATAAATGCAGAACTATATTTATCATTATCAGTTCTCATATAAGTTATATAACCAGACTCATATAAACTTTGACACATATTCATGGTTTCTTTTGGTGGTAAATGTAATTCATTACTTACAGATTGCAGTAATCGTGATGTCGTAAAAGGTTGAGGTTGTTTTTTTGATACTTTAATAGATTTGTCACAATTATAAACATGTTTATATTCTTTCTCACAATTTAAAAAATGTTTAACTTCTGTATCGTTATTATAATTTGTATTGAGAGAAAAAGGTATATTATTGGATGTAAAATAACCAATTATATTATAACTTTTCTCTCCATGTGTATTTGCTTTTGAACAAGAATCACTAATTATTCTTAATGCAGGAATTTGACATCTACCTGCGGAAAGAATGTTGTTTCTTTCGTTTTCAGGAATATAATTCCACAATTCAGGAGTTATTTTGAATCCTACAAGTAGATCTAATATTTGTCGTGTTTGCTGCGCCCTTACTATATCCATATTAATGATTATTGGATTTTTGATTGCATACTGTAACGCATTTTCAGTTATTTCATTGAATATTATTCTTTTTGTTGTAAGAGGTAAATTTAATATGGAACATATATGATATGCAATTGCTTCGCCTTCTCTATCGTTATCTAAACCCAAAATTATTTCATAATTATCCTTAATTTTTGCACGAATAATATTTATATTTTTTTTTTTGGAATCAATTAAATCATATGTAGGATGAAAGTTATTCATATTAATATTACTTAAGGATTTCAATTCTGTAATATGTCCTATAGTTGCGACGACTTCATAAATATTAAAAGAATCATTTTTATTTAAAAAATCCGCTATTTTTTTACATTTTGACGGAGATTCTACAATCAATAAAAACTTCATGTTCTCTTTACAGTAACATATAAAAATATATTTATATCTTTTTTAAAACAAATTATATCTTATCAATTTTAGGAAATTTACATGTAGCTGTTTTAACTTCACATTGTTTGGAAGATAATAGATTAGTCTTATACTCACATTCAGTTTTATCATTATCATTTTTTGTATTACTATCATAAATACTTTTGATGATATCTTTATATTTAGGTCGTGTATCTCTAACGGGAATAGATTTTTTAATATCACTCATTTTATTATATAATTACTTGAATAAAATAATAAAATTAATCAATTTTTTTTGAATATTTGTATTGTTTCCACGAAATTGGAACAACTTCTCTTTCAATAGATTTTTGGGGGTATTTTTCATTTAATTTGTCCGCCTTTTTTAAAGCACTATCAATATACAATTTTTTAAGTAATGTCCCGACCTTGAATGAACCTTCATGTTGATCCATTTCTCCATCTTCAATTTGTTTAAGCACATCTACAAAACTATTTAAAATCGATAAATCAATTTCGTTTTTTTTAATTTTATTGAAAATATCAGTGTAATATGTGAATAAAAATTTGCATGTTTCAACATATTCCAAGTTCATATCATCAACTTCTGTTTCTCTATTACGATATTTAGCTTTAATCATAATCATATTATTTATTTCAGTCCTAAATATTTGACTATGTTTCAAATTGCGTATTAAGTTGGTTTGGTCTTCCACATTATTAGTCTTAATCATATTTTGAAGTTGTAATCTTTGTTTATCATCCATAACTTTGAAGATATATTATATTACAACATGAAGATATATTTAAGCCGAATTAAACAATATTATTATATTAGATAACCAATGTTTCCTTAATAAAATAATATTATTATATATATAATGTCACAACCGCTTGTATTTAAACCGTTTACAATTGATGTAACAGGAAATGGCGACCCATATCAGAGTGCTTTAAACACCAAACAAGCAGCAAATATTCAGCAAAATACCGCTAATAGATTACTAAGTGGTGGTAATACAAAAAAAAGAGGAGGTGCAGAAGGAGTAATAAGCGTTGCCCAGTTTCCTGATAATGGTACACTTGCAAGTAATACTCAATATAATCCAAATGATACAATTGTAAAAATGGCATCAATTGAAGCAAATATGAAAGCATTATCGGAATTTGATGGAAATGCGAGTAAATTCAAAGGTGGAAAACGCCGTTATAAAAAAAGTAGAAAAAATAAGACAAAAAATAGGAGAAATAAATTAAAAAAAACTAAAAAAAATACCAAACGCAGAAAACAAACAAAAAAATAATCAAAAATACCAAACGCAGAAAACAAATTATCATTTAGTTTAACCGAATAATATTTTTGTCCATTGTAATAATATAAGTCAATGCCAACGGGTAAAAATTGGATCAATTTTATATATATAAATTTAGGTTTTATGGCATATATAATAGCTATGTATTATTTAACGTCAATTCAAGAAATAAAAGCTAATTGGCCACTGTATCGCTGCAATCCAATGTATATGCCTCTATCTGATAACATTGAAAAAGATTTTACTTATTGTATTCAAAACATTCAAGGTAATTTTATGGGTTATTTACTTCAACCATTAACGTTTATAACTTCTTCATTAACTGGAATATTGGGTAATTTTGTAGGTGAGATAAACACAGTGAGAGAAATGTTTAACAAAATAAGAACATTAACATCTGATGTTATTCAAAATGTTTTCGGTGTATTTTTAAATTTAATAATAGAATTTCAAAAAATTATTATAGGAATACGTGATTTAATGGGTAAAACAATTGGTATATTAGTAACATTATTATATGTAATGGATGGAAGCATAAAAACCATGAATAGTACATGGAACGGACCAACTGGACAATTAGTAAGAACTTTAGGTAAATGTTTTGACCCAGATACACAAATAGAATTGAAAAATGGTGAAATTGTTTATATGAAAGATATAAATTTGGGAGATATATTAAAAAATGGTAGTATTGTGATTTCAACAATGAAAATTGATAATAAAAATAACAGTGTACCGTTTTATTTGATAGAAAATGCGGGTGTAAATGGTGTAGATATAAAAGTAACCGGTTCTCATTTAATATTTGATAAAATTAATAAAAAGTTTGTGAAAATAGAAGAATATTCAAGAGCAAAAAAAACAGAAACTAAAGCAGAATGGTTTAGTTGTTTAATAACAAGTGACAATAAAATAGTAATAGGAAACGAGATATTTTGGGACTGGGAAGACCATTTTGCAATTTAGTTGGATGTATAATTTTCTTGAAGTATAATATATGGATCATAAAAATGGTATCTCATTTGAAAATATACAAAACAATTACAATAATTTGTCATATTTTGATCAATATGGTTCATCTGTATTAATGGTAATTTTGATAACAATTATATTAATACTTATGTGTTTATATTGTTTTGTAATGATAAATGTTCAGCCTATTAAAGATAATTGGGTAGCTGAAAGATGTTCGCCTAAAGTTATACCTTTTGCAGGATTGATTAATAAACCTGATGGAATGAGTATATCTGATTTCACTAAAGAAAATTTCAACTTTTGCACTACAAATATTTTAACAAGTATAACTGGTGAAATATTATCACCATTATCATTCACTACAAAAAAATTAACAGAACTCACCAGTTCTATCAGCAATTCATTGAATGAAATTAGAACAATGTTTGACAAAATAAGAACTCTCATGCAATCAATAAGTGAGGAAATTATGGGTCGTGTAATAAATACAACTATTCCTTTACAACAAATTATCATAACTGTTAAAGATATTATGTCTAAAGTACAGGGAATACTTGTTTCCAGTTTATTCATGTTTTTAGGTTCCTATTACTCACTTAAAGCACTCATGGGAACTATAGCACAATTCATAATAACTATATTAATAACATTAGCGTTTTTGATAGTGATAATGTGGATTACACCTTTTACATGGGGTGCGGCAATCGCAAATACAGGTATATTCATTGCATTATCGATACCAATGTCAATAATTTTAGTGTTTATGACTCAAATATTAAATGTTAGACCCGATTTATCAATACCAAGAATACCATCAGTTAAATGTTTTGATAAGAATACTTTGATTAAAATGAATGATGGAACAAACAAAACCATTTTTAATATACAAGTAGGAAATGTACTTGACAATAATAATATTGTTACTAGTAAAATTAAAGTTGTCACTGAAGGATCAATAATTTACGACTTGAATGGAATAATAGTATCAGACTCACATATCGTTAAATATAAATCTATGTGGATTCCTGTTAGCAAACACCCGTTAGCAAAAAAAATAAATTATAATGAACCACATTTATACTGCTTGAATACAAGTTCAAAAACTATTACTATAAATAATATGTGTTTTACAGACTGGGATGAGATTTTTGATGAAGATATTAATATTTTTAAAAAAATATTTAAAGAACACGGAATTGATAGTAATAATACAATAGATATTCACAAATATTTTGATGGAGGATTATCTGGAGATACAATAATAAAACTTAAAGATGGAACTCATAAAATGTTGCAAAATATTGACGTTAGAGATATTTTAGAGAACGGAGAGAAAGTTTATGGTTTAGTTCAAATCAATGGGAACGATTTGATAGGACAATATACTTATGATTTAGGAAAATCTAAAATAATTGTTGGAGCACCAAACATAAATATACAAAAATCAAATTTAATATCAATAAATTCATTAAATATTAAAAATCAAAAATTAAAAACTAAAAAAAAAATACTTTATCATTTACTTACTGATAGAAAAACATTTGTTGTTAATGAAATAAATATTTGTGATTATAACTCTGGAATTGATAAAATTTTAGGAAAAAATTAATAAAAATTTATTATCTATCAAATATGTATAATATGCATGAAATTTCAATATTTGGGTTCAAGATTAATCTTGAGATAATAATTCTAATTGGTATTATTTATTTAATCCTCGTTGTTAATACACTTTCCAGTTGTTCTAATATGTCTGCAATTATAGAAGGAATGGGAAATATGGCTGTTGCTGCAGGAAATGAAGCAAAAAATAAAGCGGCGTCAGGAAGTATGGCTCACGCAGCAGTATCAGCTGGAGTTGTAGGAGCAAAAGAAGGTGTAAAAATTATATCCAAAGAAGGTTTTATCGGAGCAAACACAAATTATGGCAACTCTTCAGGTTATACACTTGGTGATCACAGCAAAGTTAATACTTCTTCTTGGGGAATGCCTAATTTAGTTGTAAGAGCAAACAAACCACTTTCTAAAGCTGTTAAGGAAATTATTAATAGACCTAATGGACCATTACCTTTACCAGAAGGGGAAATGTTTTTATTTGATAGCATACCATTTAAACCTGAATGTTGCCCGAGCACTTATTCAAGTTCTATGGGTTGTGCTTGTATGAACACAGATACTTATAACTACTTAGTAACACGTGCTGGTAATAATGTACCTTATAGTGATTACTAAATATTATAACGTTATGAATATACATTATAACTTATCGTAACAATATTATTTCTCTCGTAATAATGAAGAGAGAAATAATATTTATTTATTTATTTATTTATTTATTTATTTATTTATTTATTTAGATGTCAGTATCAAGAGATTCAGACGCATCACATGCATCAAATATATTTATATGTGATTTTATATCACTATCAATAACAACAGACTTGCTTGTTTCAAAGATATGTATTTTTGATTTTTGCTCATTATATTTTTCTTCTAACGAAGTAATCTTATCAATAATTGTATCAAGACGTGCTGTTGTTTGAATACAATTCGAATATGTTTCTTTAAGATTCATTAAACCATTTTTAGACTTCAATAAATAATGTGTAATATCTTTAGCGTCAATATCATTACTTTTTATAAAACATAAACTTTTTTGAACTATTCTATCTATTTTTTTTATAGCTTCGTCTCTACTATCATTCCGATACCATCTAAGAAAACGTTCAGGTATATAACCTTGTTTTTCTATATTCAAAAATACCCCTGAAGTTGAAAGCTTTGTATTAATTTGTAATGATGTTATAACTTTAAGATTTATAATTACTTCATCTAAATCTGGATTTACCATTTTATATATATTATATTTTAATTCTAAATTATTATATTATTAAATATATCAAGTTCCAGGAACGATTCCGCTTTTGTGAAGCAAAAAAAAGTAAATTATATAAATCTTTTTTTTTGCATAGAAAAATATTATTATTTTCATTTTAATCATGAAAATTACGCTTTTGACTTGCGAAGGTCGGATTGTTTTCCCCCGTTAGCTTTCCAATTACATGGTGTTGGTTTTCCAGTTTCACGTATTCGCAAACGGGGGGTTATGTTGGCTTTCCACCAATGATCGGTTCCGTAACCTACTCTAATATTTAGACATACATACCAAACGGAACAATATTTTTTTTTTCATCCATTTTTATTAATTTATCAACAATATCTTTAGTTACTGTATACGGGAACAATACTTTCAAATTCATTTCTTCTTCAAATAAATTAGAGTCTGGTTTCATGAGACGATATAAATTTAATTTTGTATAAATAATTTCAAGACATCTTTTTAAATTTCTAACACCTTCCTCTTTACCACACAAATTCTCAATTATATAATGACACGTTTCATCCGGTATAATAATATCAGTATTTTTGAACTTTACTTGTTCTTGTATTTTTGGTAATAAATAATTATTTGTAATAATTGTTTTTTGTTTTTGATTATATCCTGATGTCTGGATTCTATACATTCTGTCCCTCAAAATTGGATTTATTTTGCTTTCGTCATTATAACTGAAAATGAACAAACATTTACTTAAATCAAAATCAATTTCTGCAAAATATTTATCGTGAAATTGCATATTTTGCGTTGTATCAGTCAAATGTGTCAAAATACCTGTAATTTCTTCCCCTTTAGGTGTATCACTTATTTTATCCAATTCATCAAAATATATCACTGGATTCATACATTTACAATCAACCAATATTTGAACAATTTTTCCCCATGTACTACCTTCATATGTATATGAATGACCTTCTAAGAAACTACTGTCTGTTGCACCACCCAACGCAATAAATGCAAAAGGTCTATTAAGGATTTTACTAATACCTTCCTTAACGAGCGATGTTTTTCCTGTACCCGGATTTCCATGAATCGCAATTGCACAACCAACAGCTTTAGGATTTGTTATTAATTGACCAAGTATTTGCATAATTTGCATTTTAGCATCATTTAAACCATAAACAGCTTCATCTAAAGTTTTTTTAGCATTTTCCATAAAATCATGACATTTTTCAACACCATCATCGATATTAACAGGAAGAGTTTCATATTTGCCAAAAGGTAATCGCATAAATGTATCAACCCAATTTTTTATTTTATAGAATTCTCCGCTTCCTGGTTCCATATAAACGAGCGAATTAATCTTTTTCATTGCGGCCCCTTTGAATAATATAGGCATGTCAGACTCAAGTAAAGTCATTCTATATGGTTTTTCTATACATGTAGTTTTATTAATTAAGTTTAATTCAGTAATAATTTTACTCTGTTCAGCAATACCTATTTTTTTAAAGAACGAGACGTCGTTCATTGTATTTTTTTCACGCATAATCTTTTTGAAGTCTTTCAAATTTTTATCTCTACATTTTTTATCCTTCTTGTTTTGTTTTGACTTATTATTTTTAATATCTTCTTTGCAAACATCAATACATTTTTGGATCGTTTTATTTTTGCTATCTCCTAAATATATTTCTTCTAATTTAGAAAGTATATCATTAGTTTTTATAATAGTAGTATTGTCTTCGGTTTCAATGGTTTTATCATTTTTTTTTTTAGATTTTTTTTCATCTACAGAATCATCTCCTGAATCATTTTCAACACTACAAAGAGAATCATCTGTTTCAGAATCATCCGCTTCAGAATCATCCGTTTCTGAATCATCATCAGTTTCCCATTCATCTTCGGTATCGTCATTTACTGCACCAATATTAAATATTATATTATATTTATTAGATTTTTTTCTTGAATTATATTCATCTTCATCATCTGTGGATTCCGTTTCATAATCCGAATCCGAATCCGAATCCGAATCATAATCTGTTTCCTCTTCTTCTCTTATAACCTTTCTACGCTTATTTTTAACAGGTTTAACTTCTTCTTCTTCTTCTTCTTCAGAATCAATACGTTTCTTATTACTACTTTTATCTTTTTTTTTTGTGTTCTTTCTTTTTATCAATTCATCGTCTTTAATAATTTTTTCAATCTTGTTATGACTTTTTATTTTTTTTGATATATGTTTTGACGGGAAAATTTTGCTCAAAAACTTATTATACTCGTGTTTACTCATTTCTACTTCTTCATTTTCATCATAATCACTACTATCAGTTAAATAATCATCTTCACTGCTTGAATCTTTATTTTTTTTTGTCTTATATGATAAGTCTTGTCTTTTCATGATTTCTTTTTTAGATTGTTTGTTTTTGGTGTCACGTGCCATTTTGTTAAAAATATTTATATATCTACTTATTAGCATTAAATTCAAATCAATTTTATTTTACTAAAATAAAATTGTCAGGTAAACCTTCGACGTCTTTTCAACATCTTTTCAACATCTTTTTCAACACCTTTTCAACACGGTATTGAAAAGAGACTGTAGATATAATAATATTATTCTCACTTCACAAAAAGATAATAATTTATTTATTAAGTGAATAAAATAAAATTGATTTAAAAATCTAAATCTAAATATTACAATATAATATAACAAATGTCTAAATACTCTAATTTAAATTCGGTGAAATGTTCTAAAATTGTTGGTATTCAATTTAGTATTTTATCTCCAGAAGAAATATTGAAAGGATCAGTTGCCGAAATAACAAACAGAGATACATATATAAATAATAAACCTGTAATAGGGGGGCTTTTTGATCCAAGAATGGGTGTTTTGGAACCCGGATTGATATGCCCAACAGATGGGTTAGATTATATGACCACTCCAGGTTATTTTGGTCATATCGTATTAGCTCGTCCTGTATTTTATATTCAATATATAAATACTATTTTGAAATGTTTAAGATGTGTTTGTTTCAAATGTAGCAAATTATTAATAAATAAAGAAAAATATAATCAAGCAATGAAACTTCAAGGAGAGAATAGATGGAAATATGTATTTGCATTAGGAAGTAAAATTAAAAGATGCGGTGAAGATACTGAAGATGGTTGTGGTTGTTTACAGCCAACAAAAATAAGAAAAGAAGGATTAGCTTCTATATTTGCTGAATGGAAAAATACTGAAGATGGGGGTGAAAATATTGTAGTTCCTTTGACACCTGAGGTAGTTTTAAAAATATTCAAGAGAATATCGGACGAAGATGTTACCTTTATGGGATTCAGTCCTATTTGGTCACGTCCGGACTGGATGATTTGTCAAATAATGTCTGTTCCACCTCCATCAGTTAGACCATCTGTAAAACATGATGCACAACAAAGATCAGAAGATGATTTGAGTCATATATTGGTTAACATTATAAAAACAAATAAAACTTTACAAGAAAAAATACAAAATAATGCTGCTGCAAATGTGATAGATGATTGGACTACTGTTTTACAATATTATGTAGCAACACAAGTTGATAATAAAATGCCTGGTGTTGCTTCCGTTGCACAAAGGTCTGGAAGACCATTGAAATCAATTAAAGATAGATTGAGTGGAAAAGGTGGTCGTATGAGAGGAAATTTGATGGCAAAACGTGTAGATTTTAGTGCCCGTTCAGTTATTACAGCTGATCCAAATATCTCAATTAGTGAATTAGGAATTCCTATGAAAATAGCCAAAAATATTACCAAACCTGTTGTAGTAAATAAGATTAATAAAGCATTTCTTACAAAATTAGTGAAAAATGGCCCTGATATTCATCCGGGAGCAAAAATTTTGGAGAAGAAAAATGGTGAATCGATTACATTGCGTTATATAAAAAACTCAATTGTTCTAGAAGAAGGTGATATTGTTCATAGACATATGATGGACGGAGATGCAATTTTGTTTAATAGACAACCTACACTTCATAGAATGAGTATGATGTGTCATATTGCAAAAATTATGACACGTGGAGATACATTCCGAATGAATGTAGCAGATACAAAACCATATAATGCCGATTTTGATGGAGATGAGATGAATTTACACATGCCGCAAGATCCAGAGTCAGAAGCAGAATTAAGATATTTAGCAGCAGTGCCGTATCAAATTATAAGTCCAGCGAATAATTCGTCAATTATTGGTATTTATCAAGATTCTATGCTTGGATGTTATCAATTCACAAGAGAAGATATTAAATTCACACCAAGAGATGCAATGAATATGTTGATGATGTTTAACGGGGTTAATGAGAATGAATTTGCAAAAAATTTGGCTAAAAATAACGCAAATAATTTAGGTAATGTATTGACGAGCTTTGATTTATTAAGTCAAATAATGCCGCCTTTATCATTACGATATAAAACTAAAGCTTTCAATGATGAAAAAGATGATTACAAAACATCTAATACAGTATTGGAGATCAAAAATGGTGAATACATTCGTGGACAAATGGACAAAGGAGTTTTAGGTGCAGGAACTAAAGGGTTACTTCATAGAACATGTAATGATTTTGGAAATATGGCCTCCGCTAAATTTATTGATGATTTACAAAATATTATTACAGAATATATGAAATCAAGCTCATTTAGTGTCGGTATTAGTGATTTGGTTTCAGATGATAAAATTAACAATGAAATTATCAATATTATAACTAAAAAAAAAAATGAAGA